GAAAACTTTGTCAATGTTTGAAGTAGTAATTGTAATTCCTTGTCCAGCTGTGCCACCGACATCGCCAGAATCAATAGAATCATCAGCGTTAATTACTTCATATAAGAAGATAGCATCTAAAGCGATAGCTAGTCTTCTGCCCATTTCGTCTCCCCATTCATTAGCGGCAGACCATCTGTTCTGAATTTTATCTCAATATGTTACTCCTCACTTTGAGGGGGAGCGGTATTTAAACTACTCCTCTATACGTCTCCGTATAGTCCAGACTATACCTTCATCCTGTTAGATTTTGTTCTATTTTCTTGCCAATTTACAACCTTTAAATTGTCAAGAAACAGGATGTCCTGATTATAGTCGTTGAACCTTCCCTTTCGGGCTTGGATGCTGATTGTCTCTATCAAATAATTTTCAAGCATTGTGCGTTTAAACCTTTTAAGGTTTTCCGTTGTAGCTTATTTGCTTAACGAGAGTTTCCAGCAGTTTACAGGATTTTTCAAACTCATTACTGAGCAAGGACGCAGTTCATTCTTAATAAGTTTAAGAATTGTCTTTTTACGTCATCGACATAGATTAATGCAGCTTTAACGTTATTAACTGTTAATACATCAGCAGTAGCAGTTAAATCTTGTGCAGTTAAAGCAGTTCCCTTTGTGTAGTTCTCTACTGTAATATCAGCTCTATAAGGACGGTCAACACTTTGACCATCTTTTAGCTGGTCCATCTCAACGAATGAAGCTAAACTTCTAAAGACTAAATTCTTATAAAGTTTTTGCCCAATTCTACGAGACAAATAGCTAGCTGACATTGGTGTTATTGCATTTGCCATTTAAGTTTTCAATTAGCTTGTCTTGTTCTTGTCAACCCAATCAAAATATTTATCTGCTTCTGCTCTAGAAGCGTTTGCAATATCATCATCAGTCCATTCAGAATAGTCTTGAACATCAGAAGCTCTGTTCTGACCACTTCTGCTACTTTCAGCAGATTTTTTCTTAGTCATTACAGCTCCTCTGAATCCATCTAATCCTTTATAGATAACTGATAAAGGAGTTTTAGCATATTCTTCAGTAAAAGCAGTATCTTTGAGTTGTTGTTTTAATTTAGACAAGTCACCTTCTGAAATATCAGGATATTCAGTCTTGATTAAAGGTTCAATACTAGAAAATTCTTGATTAAACTGATTGTCAGCTTTAACAGTTTCCTGTTGAGCTTTCAAATCTTTCATAGAATCTAGAGCATCTTTAATTTCTAACGGAGTTTCCTGTTTAGGTACTAAACTAATTATTTTTTTGATTAGTTCAGCATCCACTCCCTTTTCTTCAGCTAATTCAGCAATCTTAGAATCCATATCTTTGTTTGCTTCTGCTTCTTGAATAGGAGTCTCAGTTGGTTTATTTTTTAACGTCTCTATTTCGCCAAGAAGTTCAGTTTCCCTTTTACTCCAGTTCTTTTCAGCAATTTTATGCTTAAAGGCTGGCATCATATTAGGGATTCTATTAGGCTTTTCTTCCTCCGTTTCTTTCTCCTCCTCTACTTCTTCTTCTGGTTTTTCCTCAGGAGTTTCAATAACCTCTTCTTCTTTTGACTCTTCCTCTTTGGAATCGTCTAAGGCTGGCACTTCGCCGCCTTCTGCTTTCATATCTTCAAGTGTTTTACGAGTTTCCTCATCTGGAATCTCGTCTTTGGGGTCTTGAACGCCCTCATTGTTTTCTAACATAAGTTTTTATAGGTGGATTATACCACTCATTAATAATTAGGAGATTTTACTGTTCTCTCAACAGTTAAGTTTTGATTAATAGACTTACAACTATAATATATAATTATTCAGTTAAGAATATTATGTAACGCTTAACAGCTTCGTTTAAAGCAGTTCTCTCATCACCTTCAAATACTTCTTTCTTAGCACCAAACTTAACAGAGTAACCAGTAGCGATTCTAACGATACCTTCTGTTACTTCTTCTGGAACATTAGCTTCAACGCTTACCTTTTTAGCCTTTTTTTCTTTCTTAGGCTCTTCTTTTTTAATTTCTTTTTTTTTCATAATTATTTTTTAAATGACTTAGATATATTATAAATTGAGCCATCGACCCATTGAAAGAATCTGTTATTATCCATATTCTTCATTATTCTTAATCTCATAGCATCACTTATGCCTTGCAAGAATTGGTCTATGTTATTATTGAATTGTGAGTGTTTAAGCATCTTTCTAACAATGTGCTTCTGCTTACCATCAGCACCTTTAATCTTGCTAACTACTACCTTGCCTTTATAGCTCATCATTAGCTTATCTGTTTGTGGGTCAGCAACTATAATTAATAATCTCTTGTTATCAATCATAAAATCACCGATACATTTCTCCCTTGCTTTCTTTCTAAAAGGCTCTATAAAATAGTATTTGAGAACTAATACTGGTACTTTCCATAGCTTTACATACCAAGGATAATCTATCTTCTTGAATAGTTTACCGCCTTTGCCAATCTCAAGGTTTATATGTTCTTTTGGTTCTTCCATAGATTAAATTAATTGATTAATTTGTTCCTTTAATTTATCTAAATCTCTATCTTTAAAAAAGTTTAATATATCGTTAATCCAATCAGTCCTATGAAATGCCAAAGCTCTCTCTAATTCGGTCATATCTCTTTTATTTAGAATCCTACTAGCTATCATTGACTGCTCTCTCTCTAACCATTGTTGTAAAATCTTTATTCCTTCTATATTCTCAAGCGATTCAATATTCATAGCTTCGTGAGCTTGAATCTTCCAGTCTTTTATCTGTCTTTGGTCATTCTCTGTCAGAAAGCTTTTTTCAGCTTCTTTTAGTTGTTCAATTATGTGCATATTTATCCTACTAATGGATTAACTCTTGCTGTTTGCTCTGCTGACTTTTGTTGGACTCCCTCTTTAGAAACAACAGGCTGATTCTCTCTGCTAGGCAATTTAGCACCAGCAACAGCACCTTGTACTTCTCCGTTAGCTACCATTTGTTGTGCTTTTCTTATTGCGTTCTGTTCTGCTATTGGCATATGTAGATTTGCATATTCCATTAAAGCATTGAATATTCCTTGGTCTTTAGTCCTGCCAGCATCAGTCTTAAGATTTCCAAAGTTATTATCTTCTGCATAGTCTATAATCTTATTAACAAATCCAACTGTTGCACCTCTGTTTCTGCTAGGAGTTTTACCTTGTACTATTTCTTGAATAGCTTTGGCAGCTTCTGACATAATCTCATCATTACCATCACTATTTATATCCATAGCTCGTCTTATATCTTCTTCGTTAAAATCTCCTTGTCTTAGTATTGTTTCAGATAACCAATTCTTATTTACTGAAGTTCCAGAAGCAAGCAGTCTGTCTAGGGCTTGTGATTGCTTTCTAGCTTTTATTTCATTCATTTGGAGTTCTGCTTGACCTCCGCTAATACTAATATCAAATTCTTTTAAGTCTTCTCTCTTTATTTCAGTCCATTCAGCACCATCTTTGCCTAATATCTTTACTGCCATAGCTTCTGTCATATGTTCCTTCAAGCCTTGAACAAACTTTTTGCCAAGTTTAGCGTGAGCCTCTCTATACATTTTGCTAACATAATCAATCCTATCTGCTACTAATTGAAGTTCGCCGTAGAATATACCAACCTTTTGGTCTTTGTCTGATTGCCCTTGAGTTGCAGGAGTAATACCAGTCTTTTGTCCTAAGTAGTTATCAAGAAATGTTACTAATGATTGGACTTGGTTTGTATTGTCAGGAGTTTCTAATTCTACTAAAGCATTTCGGATATTTCCTTTCTGTCCGTCAAACTCTACTATTCCATCTGGATGCCAACTTAACTGATTTAAGTTCTTAACAACGCTTGTGTCTACGCCTCTCATACCCCAATTACGCTTCTGAACGTTGTCTAAGGCTTGATTGAATAGAGTAACCATTGAGTCTGCTACAGGGTAAACATCATCACAAGGACTTTTAGTTGAGAAGTTAAATGGGTCTTCGTGAGTTGCCCAAGTAACAAATGGATATTCATTAGCTTCAAATACATCTGCTAAAGGTTCTAGTCTTAATACAGAGCCACTTCTTCTATCAAAGAATAGGTAATATCTTTTGCCTTTAAATGTTGTTTCTATTTCTGTTAGATTGAATGTGTCTTCTCCAACAAAGTTATTGTCGTTAGGACTTAATCCTAAAGAAATCAATCTATTATATTTGTTTTCAATAGTCTTGTCTGTTTCTTTTCTATCTTTATTGCTAACTGATAATATCAGCTTGCTTAACCCACTTTTATTATATAATCCGTCTTTAACTCCTTGATCTATATCGCTTTTGCTTTTAAAGATATTAATCTGTCCACAAAACAAATGCTTCTCTAGGTCTGCACCGCCTTGTGGTTCAAATACAAAATCATAGTAATCTACATTCTCAAAGTTTGACCTATATTTAGGGTTACTCTCTGCAAAGTATTTATATACTGCTCTACCTGAGAACATAGCTAAAGTCTTAGCTCCTCTATCAATGAAAGCCCATTGACCTCTATCTGCACCCTTTTCAGCCTCCCAGAGAGATGTAATCTTCTTTGAAGCTCTTAGGTCACCTTCTTCTTGTGGGTTAAACTCTACGTTAGGGAATTCATCAATCTTTGACTTAAATGTATCAATGTAGCCAGATAGAATAGGTAAAGGAATATTAAATCTATTCTTTAGCTGTTTATTAACTCTCAAAGCATACATATCTTCAAACTTCTTTATTTGAGATAATCTAGGAGAATAAAACATCTCCCAAGTGCTAATTTGCTTTTGGGCGTTTAATACTATCTGTGATTCTAGGGTTTTTTCTATTGCCATATTATTTTAAATTTTCATTAAATACTTGGTCTAATAGCTCGTCTCCTCTACTTAAGACTTCTCCACCATAATATTCGGTTGCCATTTCTACATTAGGTTGTTTAAACTTTACAGTCTTTCTCGGTCTATAGCTATCTAATCCATATCTTATAGCATCCATTGAATTACCTACTAATACACCATCAGCATAATAGTTATGTTCTTTCTCCACTGTTAAGTTGTAGACGTCTTCTCTTCCGCAACGCTTTCGCTTTACAATTGTCGTGGCAAAATCTGCTTCTGTTGGGGAAATAAGTTTCATATTCTTCTCTACAAACTTCACATTTCTTTTTGAATACTTTTCTATTAACCCAAGTTTTCTTTCCGTGTTCTTTATGCCACTTAATTCCTTCTTTAGAAGAATGCCATTCTTTTGCAAGTTCTCCAATATCTTTGAGATGGTCTGACATTTTTTCTTTAAAACCTTCTGTTGCCCACATTTCTTTTGAATGTTCCGATAAATGGAGTCTAATCTCTTTAATTTCCAAATTAGAGATTTCATTGTTTGTCCTATCTTTATCGATATGATGTATGTGGTGTCCTTTGGGGATTTTACCATTATAATACTCCCATATTGCCCTGTGTAGTCTAATTTCTCCTTGGTAGTATTTACCATCCCATCTATACTTTTTGTTATTGAATACAATTGTTTTTTCCATAGAGATATATCTTTATGATTTAATACCTCTATTATATCATAGTAGCTCAATGTGTCAATAGCTACTTTACCTCTATTAGTATATATATTATGGTTGCCTGTACCTCTTAACTTCATTCCATTGCTTAGTTCTATTTCATAAATTTTTGCATTTTTAAATGTGTTAGCTTGTTTTAAAACTTTATGTATTCCATTTTTGGTCTTTACTTTATCACCTGGTCTTATATTCTTAATCATCTTCAATCTACCAGTAGCCATCAAAACCTTTGTATCTCCTACTAAGCAATGACTGAATTGATGCTCTGGTTTATTTATTATCTTTCCTTCTTTATCTATTTCCCAGAGATAATTTCTATACTCCTTTATTGTATTAATGCTACGCTTAGTAACGCTTATCCTTTGGTATTGAACATATTGTATTCCTTGCTTTACGCTATCCTTTCCTTTGATACAGGCTTGAATATTTACTTTATAGCTCATAATCTCATCAATACTTTTAGGCTCGGCACTATCAGCTATTATTATTGGGTTACCTTCTATTGTTAGTAGTATGTCAGCTAGTTGTTTGTTGCTTAATCCTTTTTGATATGTCTTTTCATTAAGTATGAATCCTCCGTTATATTTATATATTTCTACTATTGAACTAGGGTCATTACTATATCCAAAGTCTAGCCCTACTCTCTCTAATCTAGCTTCGTGTGGTATTTCATCAACTATAGCCCAATCTTTATATATCTTTCGTTCCATATTATTTGGTTCTCCTAGCCACTTATGTCTATATAATCCTGGTCTATTCTTTTTATCATCTTCAATCTCTTTCATTATAACGTCTGGCATCATTCCGTATTTAATAGCAATATCGTAATTCTGATTTATTATAAGTGTATCTGGTCTGCCTTCCAATACTAATCTTGTATGAACTGGGTCTTCTTCTAGTAATCTATTATATGTATAAACTATTTTAGAATTAGGCTTTCTAACTGTTGGTGTTAAAACTTCTATACTCTTTTCTGAAACTGTTTGAGCTTCTTCTACCCAAGCTATATCAATTCCTTCAATACTCTTAATGCTTTGTTCATTATTCCATAAGCCTTTAAATATAAAGTCAGAACCGTTTATCTTATTAATTATAGAGTTGTTAGTTACTTCAAAATCTTCCAGTTCATATTTAATAATCAATTCAGATAATAGCTGATGAGAACTTTCTGCTATTGATGCTTGGAATTCTCTAAAGCAAGCTATCCTAGTTCTCTTCTCTCTTGCTCTTATTAATAAATATCTAGCAACTGTATGTGATTTTAAAGAATATCTACCACCATAGACTCCAGCTTCTCTCCAATCGTTGTTAAACAATGGCTTATACTCACTCGGTATTATTATTGTCTTTATTTTTGTCATCTATAAATTTTACTAATACAGGTTGTAATTCATTCCCATCTGTAGTTAAATCCATATTGTTGCCAAACTCTTTTTTAGCTCTTCTCTCTAAGTACCACTTGCTATCTTCTATTTTCTTATTTTCTTTTAAACTATTATATATGTTACGTTTTGCTAGTATTCTAGGGTGATTTTTTAACTCTTCTTTTCGGTCAACAAACTCCTTATCATCTTTACTATGATTATATAATGTTTGTTTGCTAATATTAGCATAAAGACAGGCTTCTGAGTCGCTAAAACCCATACTAAATGCTTCATCTAGTTTTTTTATTGTTATCTCTGTCATTATGGTAGGTCTACCTCCCTTATTTTTCATATTACTTTCCTTTATAGCCACTAGCATATATTGCTTTAGCTTGTTTAATAGCTTTGGCTTTGCTTTTATATACTTTTCCACTCTTTCCAAATTTATAGCCTCTTGTTGTTTTAATTATTGGCATAAGTGTTGTTTAATAATGTAATAGTTATGCACAGTTGTTTTATGTTTTCCTGCTCTTAGGAAGACATTAGTATTACCTTTGCTAATCTTAGCTATTCTTTATTACTTGC